GGGTCAGTTTCATTTATAACCTTCCTAAGCTCCCTCATATCTGCCATACTGAACATTTTGAAGTTAGTAACTTTCTCAAAATTACCCTCTACACTAAGCTTCAGATTACGGGCCATTAGTTCGGCATTACGAGTTCTCTTTTCTTCTGGAAGCCTAAGAATATATTGTTCGGATCCACTGTTCATAAGGTCAAATGATACTACCTTACCTGAAGCTAATGTAACGACTATATTAGCCAACTTATTCTGATCTCCATTAGGCATTGAAGGATAATAAGGTATTGCGTAGGGTTTATTATTCAATTCCTCCTCTGTAGGATATTGAGTATAATCATCGAATATCAATTCCCTAAGATCCTGTTCAAAGGCAAATGTACTCCCATCTTGGAAGGTATATTCAAATTCTATTTTACCTCCTAATGAAAATATATTATTTTGTATTAGGATGCAATATTTATCCAGTAAGGGCATCCTTTTTACATCTTCTAGAGTAAGTTTACCACTTGCAGTATAATTAGTATCCACTACTAATGAAGCAATAAACTTGATAAGATTGGTGAGATCCTTTGCATCTTTGGGATTTGTAAGAATATCCTCATCCTCACCATTTTGCTCCCTAATTTCATAATAAAATCCCGAAGGAGCTGTGAACTTAAAAGTTCTGAAATTAAATTCTTTTTCCATTGTTTTGTTTTGATTTAGTGGTTAATTGATGAATGATTTGTTAGACAGAAGAAAAGGGTGAGCTCGCAGTTGTTACTGGAACCCACCCCATCCACCTAAATCTAACAAATCAATTATGAAAAACTTAGTATCGGTCTACGGTACCAACAGAGAATTCGATAGATTCTATGGTATTCTCTGATGCAGTACGGTCCCATTCCAATCCTGAAATTTTGCAAGGCCATACCTCTTCGAAATGGTGTACATTAAGTACGGATACTCCATCCTCAGCAAGATCAGAAATTTCTACGGTTTCCCAATAATCCGATGGAACCAGTCCACCACCAAGAATCATATCCTGGCAAGAGAAAAGCCAATCCCAAATCCAAGTATCCGAACCTGAAGTGGTCATCAACTTTTCTACTGTCATATTGCCTACAGTTACTCTACCAGCTGTTTTTACATCCCTGTTAATATCACCATGAGCTACCTGATCTATCTCTATATCTGGCATAGTTACCTTTTGACAGAGATAGGCATTAATAGGATGATTGGGGAAACTTATAGAGAATAGAAATTTCTTTCTTGGATTTTTAACCTTTGCTCCCATAGTCTTATATTTTATTCGTTACCTGAATTAATGTTAACTGTCTGAGAAGCAGCATCAATAGTAATGTTAACGGTAATCTCTTGCATAGGAACAACATCCTTATACTTAAGAACTACCTTATATTTACCTTGTCTTACATCTGCTTCGTTATTTACGGTAAGATCGTTATAAGAAGTAGCATTCTGATCACCCATCCAAGTATACTCAGTCATGGCTTGCTGATCTACCAAACTATCCAGGATAGGTTTAACTCTTAACCATATATTTTTCCAAGTTCCCCAAGTATTAGGCTCCTCAAGATAATTCTCAAGTATAGGTCTTAGAATTTTCTTAAGGTAAAGATTAAGCCTTACAATTGAAAGGAATCGTTCAGAATCCTGTTTAACCTGAGAAGTAAATAGATGCCACAACATAGTTTGTTTACCCGATGAAGCAGTATCCTTAACTACTATCATGTTAACATAATTCTGAGCTAATTCGTTCAGATTATCATACTGTGAGGGTGAACCATAATTGGGGCATACAGGACCATTACCATCCCATATAACTCCACGATTCATACCGGCAAATGATTTCCAAGGACCATAGTTAGAAGCCGAGGCATCACCCAATCCCAGGATAGTACCAATACAATCGCAGTCAATCAAAGTACCCATATCATTATAATACTTGATTCCACCTGCAAAGTAAGCTACATATTTACTTTGACCAATTGCACCAATAGCAGCCTTAGTCCAAGTTGTAATTTCTGAAACGGTCTTCTTCGTTTTGGGAACTTCTACATAAAGAGTATATTCCTGAAGAGGAACTATTTTATCAGCTATACCTGCATAGATTTCGTATATATCACTATCGGTAGTGAAATATGCGGGCAGATTAGATACAGCTACCTGGTATACATCAGTATAATCCATCAAGCAATCAATTGCCCCAATATAATCCTCCTTACTGGGTTCAGCTTCAGCACCCTCATGATTAGGAGTAATTACCGATTCCCCCGCAGTTACAGCAATACCCAAGCTAGTAGCAGCAGTACCATCAAGAGACTTAAGGTACTTAAGGGCATTGTTAAATACATTCATACTCTCAGGCTCTATGATAGTGCTGTTGGTAATAAAGCTAGAGAAAGAATTATAATCCACTACGGCATTACCCTTATCATCGGCCTCCTTATACCTTATAAGAGCCCCTGATTCTACAACACTACCATCCACCTTCCTGGTGATAGTATAATCGTATCCGGTAGTACCATTAGTAAGAGCAGTTATTTTAAGGGTATACTTATCATCCTCATTAGCGATTATCTTAGGTTTAATCTTAAACTCTACTCCACCAATGGTTGCAATAGAGGGTTTATCTACCGAACCCGGTTCATCTTCTCCAGCCAATACTCGAATTATACGAAGTTTAGAACCAAGTTCCAATGCCTTCTGTATATTAGATACTGTACCATCAGCCATTTCCTCTTCACCAAATTCTCTTTGGAACTGAGCATAAGAAGAAATTACTTTAGAAGGATCCAAGAAAGGACCTTGAGTAGTTCTGGCCAGTATACACGATACTCCCATCAAAGGAGTAGTTTCCATAACATTATTGTTTTGGAAATTGAATTTTACATAAGGTGAAACTGACATATTATTTTGATTTTAAAAGGTTATACCTATTTTAATATTAATGAAACTGTATCGCATTATTACTCTGTGATGTGTAATGGTAACATATCATTTTCAGATTTATCATAAGTACCGATTAAGGTAAGGATATCATTAATAGGTACAATGGTAATATCTTCATTATGATATTCATCAAGTACTCCATCAACACAAGTATAATTGTATACTTTTTCTAATAATCCATGTTCTTTATCATTGTAATCATACCAGTTAGCAATCTCAATAAATAAATTACCCGAGGGTAATATCCTTTGATTAACCCATTCATCCCAGTTGTTTAGGTAAGGTCTAATATACCCTCTAGCGGGTAAAGCTCTATACATGATATTATGCAAGAGTCTTAACTCTACCATATTCTTAGCAACTAAATGGATATCTATAGAAATATCCTTAGTTTCAAAAGGATATTCTACCAGGTTAAATTGATTGTTTTCATCGGCTTCTAAACCGAATTTCTCCATACCAACAGCTCCCGGGTAATAAGCATTAAGATCTACAGTTATTCTTGGGGCAATCTTAGCTCCTCTAGCGTGATTATTACTAACTCCAAATATACTAACGAAGTTTTCTATTTTGGATACATCTTCCTTATATTTTTGCTCATTCTCTGGGGAAGCAGGTAAATAATCATCGGGGTTTATAGTGTACCCCATTTTGATAGCCGTGTTTAATAAACTGGCATAGAAAGTTCTTTCTACTATTTCTTCAGACTGTACCATAATTTAATCCATTAGAAAGGTAAATCATCGGGTTCTCCAGAGGAGGATATTTGTGGTTTAGAGGGTTTGTTTAACAATTCTTTAGGTATAAGATCCAAATAAGAAGCTTTAGATCCAGAATCAGGATATATTGAGGATTTTTCTATAGCCATTAATGAACTCCTTACTTGTTTTCTAATACCATCTGTAACATATTTCTTTAACCTTGAATTACCACCAATTTGATTATAAGCAGGTCTCCATAAAGGTCTTGCGGGGATTTTACTACCACCGTATTCCAATATTTGAGCAATATGTTGCATACTAATACCACTACTGCCTTTTATATTAGAAGGTCTTTTAGTTCCTCTAGGTAAACCTACTGCAATAGTAGAAACAGGACCATTACCTATAATTTGAATGTGTCTTAAATAAAATCCAGTAAGATTCAGAAGTTTATGAGCTCCTAAACTCCTAATAGTAGATGCAGCATGAGGTGGCCAATTAACTCCCTTGGGAGGAGTACCTGTTTTTAAGCACCTTTTTACTATTTGATGCAACCTTTTAGCAAATTTAAGAGCACCTTCATAAGATCCCATATAAACCTCTCCAGGAAATTCATCCAAAAATGCTTGAACTTTTCGGGATTTATTCCCATCTACTTTGATAAAGAAATTCATAGAAGGTTGATCCAATTTAGGATCTGTACGTATCCTTACATTAGGTATTCTAGCCATGATTAATGTCAAAAAATATGGTTAATTCTTCGCTTTTGATTTAGAAATTAGTAAATGGGTTAAGAAGTAAGGATGGGCTATACAAAGATAGCCCATCCTGTTAAATGATTTACTGTTAATGATTACCTGGTTGCTTTCAATTCCTTAATCTCATTACGGAGCCTTTGCAATTCCAGCATCACCAAAGAAGTATAGTCGACGGATTTGATGCCTTCTTCATTTTCATAAACAAGGTTCTCAAGACCCACTCTTTCCAAGTCTTGAGCAAGGACACCATACGACTTTCGCCCACTAGTATCTTCCACAAAATTAAATTCCTTGAACTCAACACCATTGATTTTTTCAGTATCGGTCGAAATAGGATAGATGTTTTCCTTGAATCTTTCGTCAGATGTTTGGGTCAAAGAACTACATATTACTTGACCAGAAAATGACGCATTACCATCAGCTATCATGTATTTGCTAACACCACCACCATCTAAAGGGTGATGAATAATATTACCACTAATAAACATGGAACCATCCATGTTTGGTAATCCTGAGGTGTTACCAACAAGTAATTGTCTATATACCTGGAGGTTGCTTTCCATAACAGTATTCAAACCCACAAGTCCGCTACCACCCCACTTAAACATCTGATTAGTAGTCTTATCTATATATATCTTACCTGTGGTAGGAATTACACCGTTATTACCACTCGGCGTACCAAAAGCCTCTGCCGCTGGTATTCCCGATTTTTCTGGCCATGATGAATAATATTTAGAATTTGCATCTCTAGCAACAAATGCTTTTCTGGTCATATCGAAATGCACGTCTACGGGTGCCATAGTACTAGCAGTCTGTATTTTAACACCTCTTACAATTCCATTATACTCCAAAACGTCATCAACGGATGACGGTAAAAATTCCATCGGTATTTTGATATTACCGTCAAGTGGGGCAACACCATT